ACTTGTCCGTCATCTGTCAGACACTTGCCCGTCACTTGTCCGTCATCTGTCAGACACTTGCCCGTCACTTGTCCGTCAATGTATTTTTTTTGACCTGTAACCCGTTTCCCTTCAACCACCAAGTCTGTTTTTTCTAGTAACAGTTCGCGGTATCGTGAGGGTTGTACTCGGTCTGCTCTGATTTTGTTTTGTTCTTCAAAGTCAGTAATAAAGTAAACCATGTCGTCGTTTAGTGGTAAGATGAATTTTTTTACAACCAGCAACCCCAGCGAGTCTTCCTTAGCTCCGATCATTCGGACGATTGGAAAAGCCTCAACCACTCCATCGTCGTCACTCGATAAAATCAAGTGAGTATATAGAGCTTGCGCTTCGAACGGCATCATTAAAAATTTTCGACTTTGAAAAATCTTTTTAGATAACATTCTTCTCTCTGCCATCCTTCTCCTTTCTATTCACTCTGCCAGATTGTCGCATTTATGCGACTGTCTCACTAAAAAAAATGGCCATAGCTTCATCTTTCGAAAGATCAAGAGCTGACACGATCAAATTTACTTCTTTGATCGAAAAGTTGCCATTTTGCTTCATCTTGCGGTAAAACGTACTTCTAGTAACACCGATTTTACTTGCAAGTTCTTCTTGCGTGGTATTTTGTTCTACGATTTTACCTTTCAACTTTGATACATTAACCATGTATTCTCCTTTCATTTTGTCGCACTTCTGCGACTTGTTGAATTAAGTATAACATGACCGAAAAGTTTTGTCAACAAAAAAATCGCATTTTTGAAACTTTCTTGTTGCGTTTTTGAAACTAAAGATGTAAAATTAACGTGTAATATATAAGAGGAGAAAAAACCATGAACGTCGGAGAAAGAATTAAATTAAGAAGAAAAGAATTGAAGATCTCTGCCGATACCCTCGCTGAGCGCGTGGGAGTTTCTCGCTCAACTATATTCAGATACGAAAGAGGGGATATAGAAAAGGTCGGTCCAGAGGTACTAAAGAAGATTTCTGAAACGTTGAATATTTCACCCGCTGACCTTATGGGTTGGGAAGATGAAGCAGAGCAAACCACTGAAACAGGGTACTCTGAAACAGATCTACGCAAGCTGGCCGAAAGCGCTAAAACGTTTGACGGTAAGCCGTTGACTGAAAGCGATATACAAGCAATACAAAATATTATAGAAATATACCTACAAGGCAGATTATGACAATAGAAGAAATATGCGACAGTGAGGGAGTGACCCTTGCTTACTTTGATAACGAATTATGGCCACGGCCAGGAATGATAATCTCAGATTTGAAGATTATCTTTGTTAATAAATCACTAACTAGGGAGGCCCAAGAACGTGTCATACTACACGAATTAGGGCATCTAAACCATACCGAGGCTAATTACACTATTAATCCTGTAAAGTGCGAAAATGAGGCTAATAGGGCCATGATTCACGCGCTATTGAGAGAGGAGCTGGAAAGAGTAGACAAGGAAGATTTTAATTACTTAAATTTTATGGAAAAACACAAACTTAAATCAGTAACCGACGAATTAATGGTCATTGATGAATTTTACAGGCTAGTAGGATAGCCAAAAGGAGGAAAATATGAAAAAGATAACATTTGCAGCAGTCGCAGTACTCACTCTATTTATTGCTGGATGCAGTCAGCAAGAATCAGAAAGTAAACCAAGCCAAGAACAAAGCACGGAACAAGTCTCATCAAGTGAAGTATCGACTTCTTCAACTTCTTCTAATGATGTTTTAAAAGGACGTTCTGCTTATGATGTTTTTGTGGAAAATTTTAAAGCATGGGTACATGGAGTTGATCCTAAAGCGTCTGTTAATTCAACCGAGAAAGATATAGCAATCACTATTTCAGACGCCCTAACCGATGAACAGATTAAACAGGCTCAACCTATGGTTGACGGTATGCTTAAAATAAAACAGTCTGGAGAGAATGAGCTTAGACAGTATGACCCAAACTTTAAAGCTCCAAATCTTATCGTTTTAGATGTTAATGCGAAAGTTATTGCACAGGAAAAAGACGGTAAAATGATTTTAGATAAATAAAAAAAGCCCCACGCTCTCAAACTTTGGCGAGTCTGAGCGTGAGGGAATCGAGATAAGGAAAGGTTTCAAAATGAATATTTTGAAAGGCGTCTTTCTATACTCTATTTTATCAGAAATGGAGGGAAAAGACAATGAATAAAGTAGCATTATATGTGCGCGTGTCTACCACTTCGCAATTGGAAGAAGGCTACTCAATAGAAGAGCAAAAGGCAAAGCTGGAAAGCTACTGCGATATTAAGGACTGGCACATTTACAAGGTATATACAGACGGGGGCTTCTCTGGCTCTACAACCGAGCGCCCAGCGCTGGAGCAATTAATAAAAGATGCCCAGAGCAAGTTATTTGACACGGTATTAGTATACAAGCTGGACCGATTGAGTAGAAGCCAAAAGGACACACTCTACTTGATAGAAGATGTGTTTTTAAAAAATAATATCGAGTTCGTAAGCCTGCTGGAAAACTTTGATACATCAACCCCTTTCGGGCGGGCTGTTATAGGCTTGCTATCCGTATTCGCACAATTGGAGCGCGAGCAGATAAAAGAGAGAATGCAGTTAGGCAAGTTAGGCCGTGCTAAAGCCGGGAAGTCTATGATGTGGGCTAAAACCTCATACGGCTACAACTACGACAAAGAAACAGGGTCAATGACTGTTAACGAGTACGAGGCTCTGGCAGTTAAAGAGATATTTACTTCATACCTGGCCGGTATGTCAATAACTAAATTAAGAGATAAGATAAATGAGGAATACCCAAAACAACCGGCTTGGAGCTATCGCACGATCAGAGGAATACTGGCCAATCCTGTATATTGTGGTTTAAATCAATACAAAGGCCAAACATTCCAAGGTACACACAAGGCTATAATCTCGCTAGATGATTTTGAGCAAACGCAAAGAGAGCTGGCTAAACGACAGCAGACGGCCAAGGAATTATCAAACCCTCGACCGTTCCAGGCTAAATATATGCTTTCTGGGTTGGCTCAATGTGGATACTGCCACGCGCCCCTCAAGGTTATTTTAGGGGCTGTAAGGAAAGACGGTACACGATTTAAAAGATACGAATGCTACCAGCGACACCCTAGAAAGACAAAAGGTGTCACTGTCTACAATGACAACAAAAAGTGCGATTCCGGATACTATGATATGGAATTGTTAGAGCATTATGTACTAACACGCATAGAACAATTGCAAAATGATCCAGACAAGATACAAGAATTATTTTCGGACGATACAAGCCCAGTAGTTGATAAACAGTCTATTCAAAAACAGATAGACGGCCTAACACTCAAACTAAGTAAGCTAAACGATCTATACCTGGACGACAGGATCACGCTGGACGAATTAAGAGCTAAGTCTGCTGACTTTATCAAGCAAAGAACCGCCCTGGAAGATGAAATAAAAAAAGCCTCGACTGATAAGCAAGCGGGCCAAAGGAAGAAGATAGAAAAGCTATTAGATGCTAGTAGTGTACTTGATATGTCCTACGATAATCAAAAAGTTATTGTCAGAGAGCTGATTGAAAAGGTACAGGTCACGTCTGACAAGGTGGTTATCCGCTGGAAAATTTGATAAATTTAGTTACGCTATTTTCAAACAAAGAAAGTAAATTTGTCACTCGGATAAAAATAAAAAAACCTTGCTAAATGCAAGGACACGAACTTTAAACAATCAACTAAATGAGCCTTCGCTCTACTTCAATTGTACGCAATTTATTGACCGATAGCCTACCACGGCCTGAGCCGTAAGGAGCGACCCTACAACTTCCGTAGCGATTAAATGACTAGGCACGACTGGTTACGTCCAACTTTCACCCGACATTCAGAAATATATTTTAAGCACCAATACATTCTAATGTATCATCTGCACATTTTGGGCTACTTGTACTTATCTTTAGTGTTATTGGCCGATCCCTCGACCTCAAGTGCAAAACGGTTTAATTTAGCATTTCTGGTTCGGTTCTTACTGCTACGCAAGGCCTGCCCCAGATTATTCTTTCACCGAAAGCGTCTATTGTCACCGCCACCGTCTGATAATGGTCTAATTACGCACAACCTCTATACTGCATACACCCTCAATCTTCTTACACTTCATGACCTCTTTTAATTACTCAAAAGAGAATTACTTATCTTCCCGCAATATCTCACGGGAAGTGTAACGGGAATTATGTACGCAATCCAAGCAAGGTGTCACCCTATCTACACTTGGTTATTCAGTAGATTGTTTAAAATCCGTGTACAATTATTATAGCACTGTTGGTCGTTTTTTTCAATTAAATAAAAGCATAATTGCCGTTATAAACGCAAATTTCAGAGCAAAATAAAAAGCCCTCCCGTTTTGGGAGGGTAAGTCATATTATAGAGTTTCCGGCCACGGGTCGTCCGTAGTGTAAGCCATGCTAGTGAATCTGATATCTCCGATATCACGGTCTGTAGGTACTGGATCATCAAATTGTAAACGTACATGATTTTTATCAGTACTACCACCAACGTACCACGTACCATAGCGCTTCCCTTTATCGTCCATCATGATCCCGATCTTCGACCCTGTGGGACGGAAACCAAGCGGTAGAGCGCCTATCGGTAGAATTGTGACGTTTCTCTCTTTGTCTGAGCTTTGAGGGAAAAATCCTTCAGATCCTCTACGTTTGATTCCAAACCAACCCCATTTTAGCCCACCGAAAGTAATCTCAACGGTAGAGTTAATTCGTCTAAGCTCAATATATGCGTTATCCAAATTTGATTGGATCGTATTAGGTCGTACTGAGCCTGTATCACCAGCTAAAATAGCCCATGTCTTCCAACCTGTTCCAGCTTGCTTCTTGATCCACTTGTAAGCTCCATTTTTAGCCGTGGTATCAACATAAGTTGTACCGATATCAGCTTTTAAATCGTATGGGAAGCCTTCGCCTTTGAGGTCGGTGTCGTTAGCTTCGACGTTGCGCTTTAATTCTTCAAGATCGCTTTTGGTTGCAAGACGGCTCGTTTGGTTTTGGAGCCCAGCAAAAGTTGGGAATAAACTGTATGCCTTGTTTAATGACAAGAACTTTTTTTGACTATCGTTAAGATTATAAATATCTTTTCCGATTAGCTTGATAGCTTCTTTTAATTTATCCATGTGTCACCTCCTTAGAGGTTGTTTTTGGCATTATTATATACTTGCACAAAGTCAGTATTTTCAAGGTCAGTAAACTTTTGCCCGAGCTCAGTCATTTTTGATACGATCGCGCTGTCTGGGTTTTCGCCCGCTTTAATCTTCTCAGCGATCTCTTTGAGCGTGTCCAGCTCTTCTGGTACGCCTTCACCAAGAATAGCAGTTTTCACACCTTGGATCGCTGTATCCAGTTGTTGCTGAGTGATACCGCCTTGGCCTACTTCAGACTTGTCAGCCTTGTTGGCAAGCGTGGTCTTGATTTCTTTTACGTCAGCTCCTACCGCTTGAGCGAATTGAGTTAATTTTTCTGTGTTTAAAGTCATGTTCTGTCCTTTCAAATTTTAGCTAGATTGTATAGTACTGTGAGATCTGGGATCTCTTCCGTCTGTGGTCCATTCGGGTGCGCTGAAATATACTTGTCGATCTCTTCCTTGACATTGTTTTTTACAAGATCCAAGACTTTCTCGCTGGTATATTCTTCCGCTGACTGGACCACGTCAACGCGGACGCTCTGGTCACTCGGAAATACATATCCAGCACAATCAACCTCGACAAGATAACTATCGACTGGTAAGACTTTGGGAATCTTAAACGATACCTTCGAGCCTTGGACGGTCGCACTAAAGGACGCTTTGCCTTTCTTGCTCACAAAATGGATTGTAGCTTGTTGTCCGTCAAGATCAACCGGGACCCAGTTTTCATCGTACATTGCAAATCCAAAAAGGGAAGCCGAGTCGCCCTGTTTGACGACCCGGCCACCCTCAAACTGCTTTAAATTCGTACAGTTTGAGCGATTCATTCAATCACCCCTTACTCATAATAATTTACTAGATCGTCTTTGTCCCAGCATGACAGCCAAACCGGGCCGAATTGCCCAAACTCAAACAAGCGCCAGTAATATCCGCCATAGTAACCGCCCTTGCCTGTGTCTGCGATATGGGCTTCATCGAGTTCGAACGAGAAGAACATTCCTGCCTTGAAGTCTTTATCCGCACCGTCTGGCAAGTTGTTTCCGTCTTTGTCAACCCAGTTTACCAAAGACACGGGGATACCGTTCTCGGTCCAATCAAAACCGACGGGAGCTAGATAGTCACATTTAATTTGCCAGATACCATTAATGTATTTGACCTCGTTCGCTTGGTAAAATGCCTTATCTTTTGGTTGTACGGCTGTGTTCGCTTGGTTGTTGGTCTGTGGTGCCGTGTTAGCATACCGCCAAACCTCGATATAAGCTGGTTTATTCCAGTTATAGTAATCATTCCACGGGTAAGTGTTGATCGCTTGACCAGTTGCCCCTTGCGTTGAATAGTCGCAAGAGATGAAGTATGTATCGTCGATCATAACTCCGACGTGACCACCAGCACCACCAGAGCTTGACATATCAGCGCCCCATGACATAAGGACGATATCGCCCGTTTGAGCGTCCCAAGATTGATTGATACTTACACGGTAGAAGCCATTGTTTGCGAGCTGTTGCCCAAGCGTAACTGTTGACGGTAACCCGATGATCTTGATCCCTGCTTCTTTAAGAGCCTGCGAGATTGAGCCAGAGCAATCAGCCGTGCCATCTGCACCGTTCCGGCTTCCAAGCATGGAATAAGTGAGTAGCCCGCGATGATTGATAAACCAGTTGACTGTTAATTGTTGTACACTCATGTTCTATCTCCTATTTTTTCCATTCATCATTAGCGCGTTTAACGGCTGCTTCGATAAAGGTATTGAGTTCTTGGTTCGTTAAGTGGATATTTTGAGATTCAAGGCCCTCGATCAAGCTAGTTTTAGCGTGTTCAAGTTTGTCTTTCCCGTGAATATCCAATTTGTCAGCGACCTGCTCTGTAGCGTTGACCGCGTTCTTTGCCAAGATCTCAACGATCTCGATTGCTTTCTTGCCCCCACGCATTAATAAGTATTTCTTGATTGCTTGTACCACGATTCCGGTTAATACAACTAAAATGCTCATTGCTGACGTTGTGATAATATTAGTAATTTGATCCATGCTATTTGTCCTCTTTAATTTCTAGCTCTAAGAAGCGCTCAAAAAGCACTCTTATAGCACCGTTTCCGCCCAATTCGACGTAACTTTCATATAATTTCGATAGCTCCTCGATCTCATGCTGGTTTGTGTGTCCGCGTTTTAACGCGTTTTTTAAATTCTCCTGCAATCGAAAACGTTGAAGCCGTTGTAAGCCTTTCCCAATGATAGTCAGATTCTTCTGGTTATCTTTTCCGATTTCTTCCACGGTTGATACTGACTTCTCGAGGGTGTCTATCTTATTAGATAGACCCTCAAGACGTTTGTCAGCTTCTTTCGTTGTTTTGGTACTCTTAAAGGAAAAGTAACTTGGAATAATCACGACTAAAACGGGAGTTAATTTGTCTACTAGTGCCAATAGGTCCAATTTAACCACCCCCTATTATGCTACTAGCTTACTGTACTGGTTGAGTTTCTAAATCAGTATTAGATGATGGTTTAGGTTCAGTCCATTTCCAAACTGCCAGCTTACCATTTTGTGAGAGTGATCCCTCAAGATCGGTCACGGTCTCGTTATTGTAAGTAAAGTCTTGATTTACTTGGACAAGTACGCGTTGACCTTCTCCATATTTAGGAGTATGGCTTGGATCGTTAACCGTGAAGATTTCATAAGGCTTGTAAGTCTTGCCAGCTTGCCCAGCTTCAACCAATTCCAAACCACGCGCATATAATGTAGGGTCAAGCGGGCTTTCTGTATTTGTGACTGCTGCCAAAACTGCCCAGTCTGCTACTGACTTAACTTCTGAGATTTTAGTATCTTTCTCAGCCAATTTAGCTTCGTATTCTTGAGCTTGAGTATGCAAATCCTCTTGCAATTTCTTAACACCATCGGCTGGGTTTAATTCAGTCGCAACTTGACCAAGTACGGCTTGGATCAGTACTTCGTCTGATTCGCTGGTACGATCCCCGATTAGTACACGCTCAAAGGCTGTGTAAGGGTTCGCTGAACGAATTGAAACGAAAGTGCGTCCTTCTTCTTGCAAGTATTTGTTAATAAGTTTAAATTCCATAATTATTTACCTTCTTCTAATTTTTGAGAGACCTCATCAAAGAGGTCTTTTAATGGTGTGTTGCTGTCTAAAACGCTGTTAACGCGTTTTAGTTGTTGTTGTGCTTGTTCAAGTTGCGCTTGAGCTTCTTCAAAATATGCTTTGTAATTCGCGTTCTCGATAGCCTCATTAGCAAATTTAATAGCGAGATTGTTGATGATTTTTTCTGTTGTGTTCATGGCGTCCTTTCTACTACTTAATTAATCGGGCCAAGTGCTGTCCATGTATAATTCGCGCTCGTCTGTTTGACTTGGTGCAGTTGTCTGATATTGCGATAAATATCGTTAAGCAAAGCCTTTAGATTGTGGTTTGCGTAACCAGATAAAGCGATGTTATTTGCCACAATTCCTCTAGTCGTGCTTATAGTGCCATTTGTTGTTATGTCCCCAGAAGCCTCTATGCTGTTTAAACCAACGATGTTTTTTGTGATCGTATTTATTCCGATTGGTTTAGAATCATTTGCGTTATACATAAACTTGACCACATCCCCGAAGATGGCGACCCCTGTCGTGTTATCGTTAGCATTCCAAATCTGGATTCCAGCGGTTCCATCGTCCATCGCTACTCTATTATTAGAGTTTGACACCAAAGCAGTATAAGATCCGCTTTTTCCATAAATTGAACCAGATCCAAAAACTAAGTATTGTAATGGACGGCCTTTAAATTGATTTTTAATGCCTACGCCTTCCTTGTTCATTTCAATCCAGCCCGTTTGTAAATCAAAGTTAGTAGCACCATTTAACGACGATAGCTTACCTCCTTTGATAATGTTTGCGGTCAGCCCGTCTGTGACAATATTCTTAGCTGATACGTTAATCAGATTCGCTTTACTAGCGTCTAGCTCTCCAATATGAGCCGTTCCGATCTGACCGTTGGCGATCATCGCTTTTTTGATAACTCCGTCTTTAATGTAAGTCTTATCACCAATCGCGATAAGAGCTTCATTCAGCTTGATCGAACCGTCTTTATTGAGGTTTAGCTGTCCTAAGATGTCACCCGCGCTGTTCAGGGCGCGGATAGCGTAAGAATCATTCAGTTGACTTACTTGAGTCCGTGTAATGACTTCTTGTGGAGAAGTGTCGTCTCTAAAGTTTTTAGGAGGCGTATCTCCACGGATTAGCGATACTTTTCCAACCGCAACTGTGCCGTTTTTCATCAGCCAAATTTCAAATGGAAATTCTCGGGCTTGGTTTGAGGATCGTTTAACGGTCATTGTGCCTGTAACGACCTGCCACCCCGTCCTTTCGAGGTAAATCCTGTCTGACGTGATACCTCCGTCAGCCCCCCAAAGCTCCAGACCCATTGGCCTGTCGGGTAGAACGTCTACCCATAATTCCATTCGGTAGCTTAATTTTTCGCCTTCGGTAAAGGTTGAGGTCATAAGAGGCAATGAAAAACCATGATAAACCGATACTTGCTTACCAACGGTTGTTATACGCAATAATTTAGTACTAGCTCCTACTTCCAAAATATTAGCGTCTGAGCCTTTCTTCTGCCATTTGCTGAAATTGGTAGGGTCGTACACTAAGTTAAAATCTTCTTTAGCATACTTCCCGACCTCAGTCTGAAAGATTTCGCTAGACATAACCAGCCGTGATAGCTTATCGGGTGCGTCCGTTTCAGACGTTCCGATAATACGCTCATAGAGTAGAGATGTTTCTTTAACTTTTTGGAAGTCTGTTTCATTGACTTTTCCAGCAATCTGACTAGATAATGTGGTCAACTGGCCATCAATACCTTGTTTAAACTCGGCTAGTTTAGCTTCGTTATCTCTAGTTAGAGCTTCAAAACGTTGTCTTGTACCTTCAGCATTTTCTGTAAAGGTACTCTTTGCGACATAATCTCGCGATAAGGTCTCGCGAATAGTGGTTGATAAACTGGCTGTTTCTTCTCGAGCGTATCGCTTCAATTCCTCTTGACGTTGGCCGTCCTTTTCAACGAATGATGTTATTTCTCCAATTTTAGTCTTTATGCCTGCTGTCGTTTGATCGACTTCGAGCATTTTAGAGCCATATTCATTTTTAAAGGTCGTAACGTCTTTACTTAATTGTGTTTGCGCCCTCTCTGCTGTAGCCTTAAACGTGTTTAGATTATTGACGTTCTCGTCTGCGATTCTCTTTGCTTCTCGTCCTAGATCAGCGCTCGCATTGGCTCTTGCTAGTGCTTCTGCACTACGCACGTTTGCTTCTGAGATAGCACGGTCAGTTGTAGTCTTAGCTTGTTCTAACTGCTTATCAACTTCTTTCTTGACCCTGTCAACATCTTCTGTATCAATGCGCTTCTCCCACATTGAGCCATTCCAGACGTACATACGGTCATAGAGGCCGTTCTTTTCAAACCAGATATCACCGATCTTATGCTCTTTGTTATCAGGACGGTTGTACCAAACCTTGTTACCTTGAGCATTTAACAAGTAATCTGGCAAAGTATTCACTAGCCGTTGTTGATTGCTGGCCAGGTCGTCAATCTTACCGGATAGGTTGCTAGTCATGGAAGATTTAAATCCATCACCGACAACACCAACCTCTACACTGTCATTCTGCTCTAGCAGTACATCATAGACAATAGTTGTCAGTTTGGCATCTTCACTAGTAAGACCAATCTGAGGATAATAGACGGGTACGATATCGCAGAGTTCAGCTTCTTCCAAAATCTGAGTTAGTTTATAATCAAGCGTTTTTGATAAGTCTACATACTCGATTTTAGTATTGATTTTAGGGAGTCCTAAACGGTTAATAATTGCGTATTCTTTAGCAAGCCTGCGCAACTTGTCAATCGTTGGTACTTCCTTTTCTTTAAAGTTTGAGGAGAAATCGACGATCAAAACCCGTCGCTCGTTGTATAGGCCAATATAAGGACCGTCTACATATTTCTCGGGTAGTTCAACTGTGACTTGTTGGCTGGTTGCTCCACCCTCACCAGTTCCTTGATTTTCCGGGGTGTATGTCGCATAAGGATAGACGCTGGTATAAGCACCCTCGATATCTTGGTCGTCTTCTGCTCGCAGGATATTGCGTCCATATTCTAAGACGGTTGGACTCTTACGTCCGAGTTGTTTATGCAGTCTGATAACAGTATTATCAAACTCATATTCACCGCCCCAGACATCAAGGATTGAGCCTTTGACACCACCCAGGGCATCACGCGCCGTCTTAAAGTCTGCGATATTCCAGCTTGTCTTTGAGCTTAGGTCAATATCGGACCATGTATCAAAACGAATACCGCCCAGGACATTTAAAGCCCAGGTAGCCAAAGCTGACTGAGCTGTTCCTGTAGCATTGGTATTATTTCTAATAGCCATCGTTTCGGTCAAGTGACTGATGTGTTTGGCATAGACTTTTAAAATACCTGTGCTGTCCTTAACGATACGGGAAATGAAGAAAGTCTGATTTTTGGTTCGTAAACCAGCATCAGACTTGATCCGCATATCATTTTTAAACGTACCAGCAAGTGGTCCACTAGCCGGGTACTCAATGTAAAGAGTATAATTCCCGTTTCGTTCCCGTGTGACTTGTGCTTTCTTTGCGTCAATTTCTCCCAAACCGTAGGTTTCAAACGCTGTTTCATTCGCGTTGTATAGTATAGGCCTCATAGCTTAACCCCCCAATTTGGAATCATCGACACAGTGAAATTACCGTCCCAGCTTATCAGATTTCTACCATAATCAAGGTAAGGCATCTGGAATTGAGGGGAACGTACCACCTTATCCCAGGCTTGCAAGTTGCCAGAGTATACCTGGTTTGCTTGCATATCCAGAGTGATCTTATTCTGTACGGCTTTCAACTTGGTCTTGCGACCGTTGATAGTGAGCGTACAGTCACCCGACCCGATAAGTGTGATGATTGGTTTTGCTTTAACATTGCCTAAACCATTGATAGTCGCACCATTTGAAAGGGTTTGAGTAGTACGGCCTTGCTTGTAGAATTTGACTGGATAGGTCAAAAAGTTTAGCTTGACTTTCCCGAATTGTCGCATAAGTCCGGCAATCTCGAATGTCTCAATAAATGCTGAGCGATAGATAAAATCTGGGTCCCAGGATAGGGTCAAATCTTTATAACCATCAACGTTTAGCCAGTTACTGATATCACTTTCCGCATCTGTGAGTTTGCGGTTTGAAAGGACGGTACAAGGCAACTCGATAGTAACCGATTTAAGGCGGTTCTTAGAGATCAACAGATCACCATCGCGTCCAGGAACCGCTACTGTTTCTACATCGCTACCAGTCGAACTAATAATATAGTCGCTGGTCACTCGTAGCCCGTGAGTGGTGCTTGATACACCATTAAAAGTAAAACTTCCCATTATGCCATTCTGCCTCCTTCCAAATTTGTATAGTAAGCAAGCTCACGCAAGAGCCTGCGCATATTCTCGGGACTAAAGAAATTATCATTAGCTGTACCGTTAGCGTTAACTGTGTAGTTGTTCGTTACGTTGGAGTTTGAAACCCCACCGCCAGAATATCCAAAACGTGAAGCTAGTGTGTCAGTCAGACCACTTACAAGATCACCTCGACCTGGTAAGTTAAAGCCAAATCCGTCAGTATATTTCTTGCCAGATTCTACGGTTTTATTTGCTAAATCAGTCATGGAATCGTCTACATAGTAGCCATATTTCTCAATACCTACTGCCATACCTTCCGGGATAGCACGACCAACTTGATCTCTGAATACCTTAGATGGCGAGTTGATAGCTAAAGTAGATCGAGCTGAAGACACTGCACTTAATGCGATACTGGACGCTGCACCTATAACCGCATGGGCCATGGAAGCGATACCGCTGGCCATACCTTCGCCAATAGCAGTACCTGCATTAAAGCCACCGTCGTATCCACCAGACATACCGTTGTTAGCTGAGACTTTAAGGTTGCTTGACGCGCTAAATACTGCATTGTTGTGACTTGCTACACCGCTAGTTACACCAGATCCAAATTGTGAACCGGCACGTTGTCCGTCGTTGCCTAGCGAATCAACTGATGCATTAACACTCTGTTTTAGTGCATTAGATGCACCAGTAGCTACTCCTCTTGAAAAATCGATACCAGAGCCAATACCAGAGCCAAATTGTGAACCATATTGCTGGCCGTCTGCTGAAATCGAAATAAATTGAGAAGAAATAGCTTGGTTTAATGATAATGCAGCACCAACCGCGACATGCTGACCTCCGTCGATACCACTTGCTATACCAGAGCTAAATTCTGACCCCTTAGCTTGACCGTCTGTGGACATGCCAGCAATCGAAACTACTGCACTATTTCTTAAAGTGTTGGCAGCTTCCTGCACAGCACCAGTACCACTAGCCACACCAGCACTAACACCAGAACCAAGTTCAGCACCTTTGACTTGACCCTCTCCAAATAGGGAAGCTAAAGCACCTATAGAAGCGTTTCTAAGGCCATCTACTGCTACTTCTGCCGATGCCTGGTTCTCTGTGATACCTTGGGCATATCCACCGCTTACTTGAGAACCGCTGTACTTGGCTTCTGTTGGTAAGTTATTAAAGGCTTGCTTAGATGCTTCTGTCAGCTCGGACGCTGCTTGTTGGACGTCGCCTTTACCAGACCTCATACCGTCAGCGGTTTTCTTAGGAACTTCACGTCCTTGTGTTTCAAAGTCTGCTTCAGCGAGTGCTTTTCTAAACTCAGTAGCGATAGCTGTTACCATCGCTTGAATTTCGGGTGGTAGTTCTTCGCCTGTTGCGTGAATACTACGTAATAAGCCTTCTTTAGCTTTATCTCCGGCTTCCTTCAATTTGCCATTAAGACGTCCTAGTTGTTCATCGGACGCATCTACAAGGGCCTGAGTTTGGTTGGCCATTTTAGGGCCAGCTTGTTTCATTTGTTCGATAAAACCTTGGTCTAATCCACGTTTTGCAAGTGTTTCAAGATTTTGAGACCACTTGTCAACTGCTTCGATATTCTTCTGCAAGTTAGCGGTCATCTGGTCTGCAGATAGGGCTGTTTGCTGTTCGATAGCCTGGAACGCGTTCTGGACTTCACCTTTTAGGTTGGCAAATTCCTGTTGCATCATATCTACAGCTTTCCGCTGAGCATCGTTCATGTTCTGCATCGTGTAGATAATACGACCGGTAGCGTCTTCTGTAGATTTGGCCTTTGCTTCGTTATTCTTGACAATCGTATTGGCAAGTTCGTTGTCAGATTCCTCAGTCTTCTTGATGTCGCCTTGTAATTTTTTTAGTTCTTCGCTGTACTTCTCTTTAAACTTAGCTTTGATTCCATCACGTATTTGCGAGTTCGTAAAGAGCGACCCCTCGGCATTATCAACTTCTTCGACATTGTCTTTATATTTCTTCTCAAGCTCGGCCATCTTGTCTTTGATTTCGAGGCGCTTTTTAGCGTTCTCTACCATCTTGTCGTTGGCCGCCTCAATCTCAGCCGATGATTTAGCAATCTCAATCTGCTTACGGATCGCGTCCGTGGTCATGTTGATTGTGCCAGTCGCTTTATCGTACTGGATATTTAGACCCTCAATACGTGAGTTAAGGGTTTCTGCTGCAGACGCAAGCTCTTTCTTCTGGCTCGCGGTCTTGTGTTCAACAGAGTTTAGTTCGTCGATCTTCTTGACAAGGCGCTCGTTATCCTCAGCCATCGCTTGGATTTCATTTCTGCGGTCCTTATAGGCTTCATTGCCTTTTTCCACACTTTCGTGTAGATCATCGAGGGAGCGTTTAAACTCTTCATTCTTGGCCTTGGCTTCCTTAGATGCTTCGCTTTCTTGCGTCAACCACGACACCAGACCAGCGATAGCACCGACAACCAGGAATACTCCGCCAGAAGATAGAGAAGCCAAAGCTCCAGCTAGTCCAGTAGTAGCACCCGTTGCTACAAGCGAGGTGCTGGTTAGAGATACCAGTGAAGTGATAAGCGTACCAATTAGGCTACCGATACCCTTGATAATTGACAGACCAAGCATCGCTCCCTTAAAAAGCAATACTGCTGATACGACACCAGTAAATACAGCGATAAGCGGGTCTAAAACAGGTTTGAGGAAGCCCAATACACTCACTAGTGATTTAACGACTGGTGTAGCACCGTGGATAACACTGATGATAACTTTAAAGGTATTATTTACTGCCCCTTTAATGCTATCAAGGTTTTGAGCAATGCTCTTACCAGTAACGGCCTTACTCATCTTGTCAAACTCGGCAATGACGTTTGCAATCCCTTTTGCTACCGCGTTCACGATATTACCAAATGATGTCTTAATACCCTCAGAGTTTTTCTTCGCCATCTCAGCGAAACCGTTCGTACCTTTATTCAGCTCAATCAGACGCTTACTAAAATCATCAAACGTGATCTTACCGTCTTGTAAGGCTGAATAGAAATCCTTTTGAGCCGATGCACCAGCAAAGCCAAAACTTTCAGCCGTCTTCTGCAAAGCATAAGGCATAGTCTCTTGCAAGGTTTTCCAACTTTGCATGTCAACCTTGCCGGCTGATAACATCTGGCTGTACTGTTGCAAACCACGGCTTGCATCTTCTGTAGATGCACCGGACGCAAGAAACGCATTATTTAATGCAATTGTTAACTTGGTAGACTGTTTGAGGTTACCAGTCATTGAGGTTAACTTCTGAGTGGTTGCTACAACTGTGTCAAGGGTTGTTGGTAGTCCTTCAATACCCTCAGAAAGCAATTTAGTAGATGCTGCCACATCTTTAGAGGAATGCCCCAAAGACTTCATGACTTTCGGGAAGCGTTGCAAGGTATCAAAGCGGTCAATAGCTTTGTCCATTGACTGGCTTACAAGGTTCATTGCAGAGCTTACAGCTTTAAAGGCTACCGCCCCGACTGAGAAGTTCTTGATTGCGTCTTTGATTTTCTCAAAGCCTTTAGCACCTTGCCCGGCTTTGTCACCGCCGGCCTTGGCATCTTCACCAGCCTTTTTAAAACCAGCACCGCCCCCTTTGGCTTCCTCGCCAGAGGCTTTCACTTTGTGACCGGCCTGTTTAAAGCCTTCACCGCCAGAACTAGCCTCATTGCTAGCTGACTTAATTTTGTTTGATGCCTGTTTAAAGCCATCACCCGACCGTTGGGCAAGGTCAGAGCTTTCTTTTACTTTCTCCCCGGCTTGTTTAAAACCATCACCAGAACGCCCAGCGATATCTGAACTTTCCTTGATCTTCTCACCAGCTCGTTTAAAGCCGTTACCAGAGTTTGAAGCAATTTCTGAGCTTTCCTTGATCTTCTCACCAGCACGACGAAAGCCGTTGCTTGAGGTTTCTGATAACTTCGCACCCTCGGCCATACGGTCACCAGCGCGTTTAAAACCTTGTCCAGCTCTTAGAGCCTTATCACCAGTAGCTTGGATACCATCTCCGGCACTTTTGACTCCCTGGCCCGATCTTCGAGCTTCGGACTCTAAACGCTTCAAGGCATTTGACAACTCTGTCAGTTTCTTGCCGTTAACTTGGACGTCAATTACTATTTTTCCATCTGACATCTATTCATCTTCCTCCTTTCCGTCTAATCTATATTTGTTTTGTAGCCGTCTCATTTTGGCCTTGTATTCGCTACTATCGTTCTTTGAGGGCTTCCAAGATCGTATCTCTACTAATTGAGATACAGCCGTTCCCTCTGGCATACCGTTTAGTAACGCGATGAATTCGGGCCATGTAAGCCGGCCTTGTGCTTCAAAGAGGTTGATATTGTACGCTTGTACGAAGCTCGCGTATATTTCCTGCGCATCTACTTCAAAATCAATCAAACGTGTATCATCTTCTTCGTCCTTGGCTACTGGCATAGGGTTTCCGTTCCGGTCATAAATCACGCGCTCTTTTTTCGTCCTCAAATAATGCTCGTCGATATATTCCCACACGGCAACGATTTCCTCTGGATTGTCCAAGGCTTCGTCCGTCATCATTAAAACCGCTGTACGCATCTTTTCAAGATTATTCATGACTTCATTGTCAAACATCTCAAATACGTCCAGCACCAGGTCAAAGGAGCAGTCCACGTCATAGGTGTGCCCGTTCACTTCAAAGGAGTTCTCTAAAGGCTCATTTAATTTCATGAGCAGTCCTCCTTGTTATTTTTTGCTGGCTTTTTTGGTTTTCTTAGCTTTTGCTTTTTTGACGAATGATTCAGCAACCGCACCCGATGCTTTAGCTCGTTCTTGACCTAGACGCTCAATTTCAGCTCCCAGCATAGTATCTACCTCATCAAATGCATGATCCAAAGCGTCAAGGTCTGGATAACGTTCGTACAACTTAGCAAAGGTACCGTCCCCGAATAGCACATCATACTTAATCTCCGTCATTTTCTTCTGAATCTCAAAGGCTTCATCAATAACTTGCTTGTTAATAACTCCCTCTTTAAGATCGTCAAACTCTCCATTATTAGACCGTTCAATCAGCTCCAACTGGTATTTATTAAAACGTTCTGCGATCTCTTCCTGGAGTGTTGCAAGCCGTGAGATATTCTCTAGTGATGAATCAAATTGGAGTTCAATTTCTCCGATGTTGATAGGGATGTAACTGCGTTTTAGTTCGATTGAAATAGACATGTTCTTTCCTCCTTTATGCACAAAAAAGAGCGTCCCAAAATGGAACGCTTTTACTTTTACTTATTAGCCTACGACTGCAGTAGTTTTAGGAAGTGAGTTGTAAGAAATCTTACAAGAGAATTCCTCGTAGTTTGCAGCAGCACCAGAGCCAGCCTTGATTGCTGACACGGTAGCAATTCCGACGTGTTGGTTCTTACCGTCTGAGTCTACAACCTTGTGCCAAACAAGGCGATCATTTCCAAGTTTGTATTTCAAACCTGCAATGAGAGCCATTGCTTCGTCTTCCTTGTCGTAGGTACCTTTGAATGTGTATGATCCTTTTACAGATGTAACGGTTGTTTCTTCTGTACCGTCGCCGTCATAATAAGCGACTGATGTAGTAGCTTCATCTGTATCATCTTCCACATCTTCGATCCATTTTGCAAGCTCTTTATAAGCTGTTTTGTCCGGTTCAGTATTTGGATCAGTGACTGGTGCGATAAAATGCCCGCGTAGGGCGTTCTTTTGACGTGCCATATATTACACTCCTTTATTATTCAAAATTGTTAGGTTTGCAGTGATGTCCTGCAGATAAATATAAAAACCCTGCTCGTCCCGTTCGTTTAAGGACGGCTGGGTAGTTGTTAAGTTGTTAAAAATATATGAGTTGTTTTGACTCGGTAAGACCAGATCGAATTCAGATAATGCCTTATTGATTTCCCAAAGGCACTCACTAGCTGTTGACTGATCTTTGACCTTTACTGCGATTTCAAAAATTAGAGTAACGTCCCTTGAGCCGTCCATATATACACGCTCAACCTTACCGCCTGGCAACGGATAAAGGACCAGAGAGTCCAGCTCGCTTAGAAAGTCAAGCTCACAAGCAAGCGGTAGACCGAGGGTATTGATGAAATCGCGCAAAACAACGTTAAAATCATTGTTACTTTTCATTTAGTCAACCCCATTGCTTTCAGTCCGACCTCTGCCCACTTGTCCCCGTGGTTAGCTGATGCCTTTAGGTCCCAGCGCTTCCCGGTTCCAGGGGTTGTATACTTGCTAAAGCTAAAACTGCGGTACTTGTTATAAGCACCACCGTAAAACTGAGCGCGTGCGTATGGTGTGTTATAGATAATCTTGGAGCCGTTACCTTCAACATGACCACTAGTACGTAGCGGGTCATTCAATAACGGAACATACGGTTCCATATCTAACAAGGCTTGGTTTGCGATCTCTAACTGTGCCTTTCGCTCCGACGCTTGCGAGGTTTTCCGTGTAGCTCCGCTCAAATCTATCGTGACATTGATACCCATCACATCACCTCGATTTCATAGCAAAAGACTTTGCGGTTGAATGGTTCGTAAACAGGAACGATCTTGTTTACAATATATTCATCGTCGCCGTCCTTTACAATAGAGTTGCGAAATGATGAATCAATCTCTACATCACAATACTGAGGGTATACAAAGATAACACCAGGCGCACGAAATGACGGGTTCTTTTGTCCGGACGGGTTATTGACTGACCCTGGACCATCAAAGTTACGGTCAAAACGCACTGGACTTAAAAGAATAGGGTAGGAGAATTCTTCTTTCCCCCACCCGTCTTTTTTACCCGTAGGTTTTGAGATCGTTACTGAGTCAACTAGTGTCCGTTTATCAATAGCGACCATAATCCACCCCGCTATACAAGAATCCAGCCGATTTAAGAGCGTTGAAAGCATCAAGTGATAGATTATACCCCGATGCAGTTTCAGACGCTCTAGAGCTGTTATTTGAGCTGTATGCCACCGTTGTACGGCCTAGCGTAGTGCTTGCGATTGTCTGTTTATCCTCAGCGGTTAAAATGCCCGTGCTGTCCAGGTATTGAATCTGGTAAGCAACGGCAAGTTTAACTGCCTTTTTGCGTGCCTTATGGTCATTATCAAAATCATGGAAGTCATAATAATGACGGATAAAGAGATCAATAGCAAGCTCGGCCCGTTTAAGTAACGCTTCAAACTCGCTTGTACTGTCAAAACCTAACTCACGATATTCCTCATGCGTTAAGTATGCCATGATACCCCCTATTCAGAGGCCACCTTTTGGGCCACGGGTTCGCTGTCAGAAACAAGCTCCAACCATTCCTCACCAAACGCGAGGTTTGTTTTTTGGTTGATTTCTTCTGCTTCTGCAGTCGTTAACTCGTAGACCGTGCCCTCGTCAAAGTTTTGGTCTGTTGATTCGATCAAAAAGTTACAAGTAGCTTTATATTTTGCCATTCGTTACTCCTTGATCTCGTACCCACTAGTCAGAAAAGCAGATACTAGATTGGGATCAGTGATGGTAAAGGTTACATCGTCCTTTACCAAAACTGTCACAGCCTGTTCAGTTACCGCTTCTGTTTTAGTTGTTTTTGTTTCTTCTGCCATTCCTTACTCCTTACGCAGTTTTATGAACATAGATCGCTTTCTTCTTGCTGTCCAAAACGAATGCATCGTAACGGATACGACCTTCTACAAGGTAGCCGTTGATTCCTGGTGGGTTATCGTGAATCTTGTAGTCTTCCAACTTAACAGGGGAAGTAGTTGCGATTGGGTGTGCGATAACAAACGCTACGTTTTCAGGTAAGCGAGATGTAGGTGTCAAGATAACAGGCAAGCCGTCGATAGCTCCCACTTGACCTTTGAACGCTACTTCTTGACCGAGGTCAGAGTTCTTCACGAATGATGGATCAAGTTTAATAAGTTTGTAAAACTCTGGAGATACGTGTAGTTTGCGTCCTTCTTCCGGTACAAGCGCATCAGTCAATTTAACTTGACCGTCAAGCACTGCTTCATACGCGTTGTTTTTAGTAACTGCGCCAGTTTTAACGTTGGCTGTGTCAGCACCAGCAACGACTTTGCCGAAGCGGTAAGTGTCAACTTCTGGGATAATCACTTCTGAAAGTTGGCGAGCAAGGGCTTTGCCTGCTTCCATTGCGCCGTTTGTATCTTGTACAGAGCGTTTATCGATTGTGAAAGTGAATGAACGGTCTTTTGTAAGTGTCAATGTTTGCACATTGTTTTCCAATTCTGCCGCTGTACCGTAACGGGTGTTACCAGTAAGCGCGTAGTCGTTCATCGCTGTTGTTGGAATTGAGTATACCTTAACGGTATCTACACCGGTAAAGTCGTAGTCAGAGTTGACGATACCAGTTGAGAGGGCTTCTTTGGTAAAGCGCTCATCTACTTTAGCATCAAATTTTGCTGCATAGTTAATAGTCATATAGGCTTATCCTACTTTCTTTTATTTTTTAAATGCTGTCAAAGCCAGCAAATAGAGCTTTATCTTCCGGGCTGAGGTCGCTATCACCACCAGCGGACGGATTGCCACCAAGCGCGAACTTTGGCTGTGGTTCCTGTGGTTCTTCCTTTTGGATAAAAAGGTAAGGGCTTGATTCCTTTAGACCGTTGATAGTTTCTTCTAGTTTTGGCTTGCCGTCTTCTGCAAGCTCGATCTTGTCAAGATCAATAAACTTCATTAAGTCCTCGGAGTTATGCGCTCCCACGTCTTTCAAAGCTAAAGCAACCGCGTTGGTTTTCTTAACTTGAGCAAGATTCGCTTCACTATCTGTCTTGTAGCTTTCAAATTGGGCTTGTAAATCTTCCAGTTGTTTCTTGGCTTCTTCACTAGCTCCCTCTTTAGCTTGTAAGTCTTTGATAGCTTGGTCCCGTTGTTCAAGTTGTGTTTTTAAGCTGTCGTTTTCTGCTTGTACTTCTGACTTGGCTTCTTTGATTGCTGACCCGTACGCTGCCATAATGCGCTCAATAGTTTCCTTGTCTTCGATACCTGCATCAACTAACATCTCACGTTTTAAACTCATGTTTAAAACTCCTTTCTGTTTTACGTCCAGGAGACGAATTCGCCGGTTTACGTCCGACAACGAAAGCGCCCAGCGGGTAACGATCCCGCGAATAGGTAAGAAAAAAAGGAGGAAATCACCTATCCATCCAGAAAGGGCGCAAAATAAAAACCGCATGATCTGCGGTTCATTCTTTATAACTGAATACCTTCGAGTTTTGCGCGTTCTTGCAAAATCCACAAGTAGTTATGCATTGTAGAAAGTTGTGCTTCCAGTAAGTCGATAGGACAGTTTGGCTTGAACTCAAGCGTCCCTTTCTCGTATTTGCTGACCATGTATTCTAATTTGCTAAATCGTTCTCGCAATTCGTAGTATTCAATCTTGAAACGTTCTTTCCAATCTTCCATCTTTTAACATCCTTTCATTTGCTATTTTAAAACCTAATTTAAAGCCATCAAACGCTGCACGATCAATGTTGCGATGATAATCTAAAAGAGTTTTTTTGTTTTTAAATACGACTCTTTCCAATGAGCGCCTGAATTTGTCATTCATTCTCGGTTTCCTCCTTTGGTTTAAAATACCTTTCCCTCGCATAATCACGATGCAAGAAAGGCTTGTCCGCAATATAATCTCGTAGAGTTGCCTGCTGGTCTCTGATTTTAGTTTTAAACTTGCTGATAAGTTCTTGGTCGCCCAGCTTCTCGGCTACGTGTAACTTTTCCTTTGATTTACGAATAGCTCGCTCGTATGCCCTTTGTTTAGACTGAGCATTAGCATTTCTTATAGCTTCTTCCTGCGTTATATTCTTAACGTCTGGGCCAAGTTCTGGGAGTTCGTTTATACCTGGTACAAACGGGGTCAGCATGTGTCCGCAGTTGATACCCAAACAACCTCCAGGAGTGCCGTAGCCATGCTCCGCAAGCGATAGAATACTGATGCCGTGTTCTTCCCTCGCTGGTCCATAAGTCACAATATGGTGCTGTAGAGGTGCGCAAGCCTCGCGGGCTGTTGCTTTTTTGGAATAATAAAAGGTATCAATACCCAGCTCGTCCGCTGGCATGGTCCGCATCTCCCGGTAGCTACGCATGACTGTAGTTTTAATAACAGTTCTAGCGTAGTTGTCCACTTTCCAATAATGCCCACCGCGATCAATAAAGCCCTTAAAGCCTATCTCTTGCCATTTCATGACGGTTTGAGATACAGCCTTATCATGTGTGACTAGACCGACCACTTGACGGGCTACCACTTCCTGGACCATTTGACGGTACACATCTGTAACGATGCCTGGAAGTGTGGTATTAATCAAGTTACTAATATCACCGTGTGACTGCTCGAAATACCCAGCGAGTAGTTTCTGCGCGTGTTTAGAATCGTCAAAATCACCGTCTCCGATGTCGTCTAAGAGCTGTTCTTTAGTAGTCCGATAGATTTTAAAGCCTTCATCTTCAATGACCCTACGGAGCTGTTCACGGCCTATTTTAGAGTAGTGGGCGATTGTGTCCAGGTTCTGCTCATTTAGCATGTGCATCTGGCTCATACGCTCTAACTGCCAGATATACGGGTTATCAGCCAAAGACTCAGCCCCACGTTCTAACAGTCTATCAATCACCTCATCGAATAGGTCACGCGCCATTTGATGATAGATATCACCAACTTGTGATGCGCGCAACTCTAACTGCTCATCGTTAAACAATACCGGGTACTTGTTACGCGCCATTCACTCATTCTCCATAAATATCAACTTCACTCTTGCTACGTTCTAGCTCCATGCTCTCAGCCGTTTCTTTCTTGATGTCCGCAAGCATTTGTTCAGCTTCTTTGTCTGACAAGCCCAGCGCCTTAGATATAGCGTATTGCTTGCTGACAAGGCCACTTAACAAGGCTTTCGCGTAGTAGTCCAGCTCGTTATTCTTATCAACAAAGACACCATCATCGAGGTTCACCGTGATATCGTCCATCTCTGGAATAGGCCCGCTATACAAGCCGTATAGCTTCCCAATTTCACAAATAGAGATCACAAGCTCTTTGATAGATTGATCCACAAGGCTCACGATGCTATTTCTTAGTTGGTACGTGTCAGAGTTCTCAGATACAACTTCGGTCGCGGTCTTCATACTCTTTCCATCAAACGTAAACATACCAGGCGATACTCCAACCTGCATCTCAAACAACGCAAGGCCCTCGTTGATTGCCTTGATATAGTCGTCTGATCTAATAGGAGTAGTAAGGTCTGTGATATTGATAGCTGTATCTTTGCCACCGTCAATTTGCTCGTATACGTTCTGTTCTGGATCAAATTCACGCGTGACAAGATCAGTTTCTCCTTGATGGTCAAACCCAATCCGGACAGTTTGGTCTGGCACTAACACGCGACGTTGACCCATACGCACTTCCCACTTAAACTCATCATAAGTGGTATTGATAAAATCAATAGTGCTTTTGGCATTATCAAAGATAGACAGACCAAGTGGGCTGTTAATATCTTTGTTGTTCATTCCAGGGGGTTTTAGGTAAGTAAACAACGGCCGTGTAAGCCCGTCAAGCGTTACTTCTTCCTCAAGGTCCTCATAGATCTCAGATAACGGTACACGGTCACCAACGCGTTCCTTTTCGCTCGAGCGATACAGCTCATTAGTGATTGTGTATTTCTTATCCTTGGTCCATTCGTGCAACTCAACCAAAGTATAGTAGATTGTTTCTTTGCCTACTGTCTTTTGGCTCTTATTGATAATCGCTGCAGACGATACGTCCTGCGTGTTAGACTGCAACGGATAAAACACAGGGGCTTGGACGAATGAAATCTTGATCTTGTCGTCGTCAACGTATGGACGCATAGCAAGACCACCCAAGGCCAAACAGCTCTCAAGGTAACGCTCAAAGTTCTTGTCAAACCGGTCATTCAGTAAAACCGTTTGAATGAACTCGTTTGTTGTTCCGTTCGCAACGCTTATCTCTGCCTGCTCATTGAATACCAGGCTAGCAATCTTCTTGCAAGCTGTACGTGCGATAGGCAAGTGATTTCTAGTCCGTTGTTTATCAACTCGGTTAGAATTTCGATACCGGATAGGGTCCCACTTACTTTGATAGTATTTCAAGTTTTTTTGAATACGATCGTATTCGTCCTTATTAATTGCGATTTTAGGATGTTCTGTGATATTGCCTAGTGATTGGCTTGTCATTACATATTTACCCCTCTTAAAAATATTTCTTATTGATTGTAAGATACTCATTTCAAACCTTTCTCTAGGCTTTTAATCGTAGTAGTTGTGCATTATCAACGACCATATACTGAAAGGCGTCGCAAGTGTGATCGTCCTCTTTAATAACTTTCGGGTCGTCGTCTTTAACAGTTTTTTCGTCCCATTGATATCGTTTATGCTCCTCAATAAAATACTTGAGGTTGTTCTCAGTTGGGAAATAATAAAAACGGCCATTCGCAAGTAGCGACTGGACGTATTCTGTCATTATGATCTTCTTCTTCTTCGCTACCGGGTGCCAGCGAATACCAAAGTCTTCTAAATACTGGTTTCTCAATGCTCCCTCCGCACTATCTATCGTCATTTCAATGACTGATACATTCGGATATTTCTGCGTCTGCTTGATAACAAAGTCATGTAGCTCTTTAGACAATACGCTCGGAGCTTTCTTCTTAACTTTACCAGCAGGGCTGTAGTAGTAGTTATCCACAAGATAGAGATTAGACCTGTTAGTAACAACCGCATGTAAGCAGGTAGTTGCTGATTGCTGGTGCCCGGTATCCGCTGCGAATAACTGACCTATGACACGCTCACCATCTGGGATCTTATCAACGCGTTTAAACAGATCCATGTTATACACGTTCGTACCAATTCCGACCGGCTCCCCCAGATAGATATACCTGTAGTAGTCGTAGTCATTCTCTTTTATCCGTCTGATGTCTTCTAGCATTTGCTCAGTAACAAAGCCAAGCTCATCATTTAGATAAGACGACGAATGCACCAGATAGTTGTCGTTATCTGCCAGCCTATCCGTCCATTCATTGATCCAGTTGTAAGGATTGCGGGGCGGATTGTAAGACCAGAAGAATTTAACAAAAGCAACGTCTGGGTGCTTCTGTCGCATAAAGGTTACATTCGACTGGTCAAAGTCTTCCTCACTGCTAAACTCTGCAGCTTCTTCATACCAGACCGCTATAATATTCCCGATGTCATTTGATTTTAGCTTTTGGAAATCATCTTGACCGTAGAAATAGAAACACGATCCTGTGATCGTATCTTGTATTTTAAAAGGCGATACAGTAGCCTTGAACCGTCCGGATAACCCGAACTTGTTTAAAGCCCATTGTATTTTAAGAAATACACTATCTCGAATAGTGTTCCCGACCTTACGAATAACGACCACATTCGCTTTTTTGCCGGCAATCAAAAACGGGACAATCATAAAGACTAGTAGTAAAGCTATCACTGAGGACTTAAAGGAATTACGACCACCTTTTAAAACATTATAAGGCTTGCTGGTAGTCCAGACCTCTTTGAAATGCGGGTTAACATTGTCTTGGATCCTAACTTCCATCTTTAGACCACGCATCTATAATTGTTATGTTCATGTCTGAACCAATTCCCTGCTCCGTTTGTGTCTTTAACTTCTCAATTTCAAGTAACATCTTCTTGTCTTCCAGTTCCAAATCATGAAACGCCATGCTATTCATTCCCTCGATAGCAGAAAGGAAAGCATTCGAGTTAGCTTGCCTTACACCGTCATTTTCGATGCTCGCTCTAGCCTTGTTCTTCAACCATTCGTACTCACTAAAAGCGCACTCTCTCGACCATAAGGACATATTAGAGAACTCTTTAAGCAATTCCCTGTACCTTTCCCGAATCTTTACCTCTTTAAACAAAGTTGAGGCCTTGCTATCAATAGAACTCTCTAGCATATTATCTGTCTTGTATGCTTGCTTGTATGCTTGCCTTTGGGACAATCCAGCGATTAGCCCTTGGACAAACATTTCTTGTTTTAATGTTAATCTACCCAATCACTGGACACTCCTTTCGGACAAAATAAAAAAGATAGGCTTTGGGAGTTAGCCTATCTCTATAGCCGGGACGGGAATCGAACCCGCATTTACAGTTAATAGTCCGCCACTCCACCGTTGAGTTACCCAGCAACCTACTATAAGGAGACAACCAAATGGCGCAGGTCCTTCCTACTTCATTGGATAATACTATAATACCACTCAATACAGCGCTTTTACTGTCAAGTTTCTTTCAATTATCTCCCAGAAATCTGTATTCCAGCAATTCCCCCGCCTTATAGGCTTCTGCGAACTCTAATAATGCCCGGTCCAGTAATCTATAGTATTCACTTTCCGAATATCCGAGGCTTGGATAGATAACCTTGTCTTGTCTAAATCTCACCCGGCAATATCGCTCAATCAAAATCTGCGATAGATTGAGATCAGAAAGCCTGTTAATAGCTGATGCCATCAATTCCAGCTCTTGCTGGGCGCTTACCCGTCTTATAACCATTTGTTCAATTTGACGACTGGGGGAACTCGGTGCGTTCTTTGGTTCTAGCGAATAAGTGGCCGTGACTTTAGGGCTGTACTCTTCCCCTGCTATTCTCAATAGTACGCGGTAGTTCTTGAGGGTATTATCTGCGTTCTCCTTTGTTTTGTTTTTTAGCACTTCTCCGAAAAGCATTCAATCCCACCCTTCCATTTTAGATATTAAGTCCAGCGCTTCCAATTTACGTCTTAAACGGCGCTCTCGCTTGCGTTCTTCATTCCGTTGATAGGTTATGATTCTCTTGATAAAATCGTTCAACCAGGTCCTCGCTAGACCGTCCTGGGCCTACTTTATCAAGTGACTCTTTCATACATTCGTAAAGCAGATCAGTTTCAACGAATCCAACAAATCTCGCGATAATTGCAGACGAAGGCATTCTGTTTTGTTTCTTGTATTTTTCATAACGCGCTCCGTCCTGGTAAGCATTATGACTTTTCGCGGTTTTGAAAAACTCGTAAACAGATTCAAACTCAGCTATCGCCTTGTCTGCTTCCTGGAAAAATTCTTTTTTCAATTCCATCATCTTCCCCTGATTTCATCGTGATTAGCTCAGCACTTCTCATGATATTATCCATAATCATCTGACACAATTCTTCTGGTGTCAGATTACCCTCCAACTCCGTTCTCATCTGCTACTTCCTGCAATTCTTGAGCCATACGCGAATTATAATCGTTGTTTAATTTATTGATTATCACGTCTTGCATTGTGTTTTTTTCTTCGATCTTCTCGAGTTCGTCCTTTTGTGTTCTGATTGTCTGTTGTAGCTCGCTATTGCTTGTTTCGAGCACCCGGACCCGTCCGTTAAGGTTGACGCATACGGCAATTAAGACAAACAGAATAAATGCAAAATTCGCACGTATCAGCTTATCATTATTCATCATCTTCCCGTCCCTCTTTCCACATAAACCAGCCGATCACCGCGAGACCCCCCAACCACGCAAGAGATAGGAACCCGAATATAAGTGTTAATAAGTCCATTATTCAATCACCTCAGATTTCTTAATAAAGCCTTTTTGACGTTATACAAGTCTACTGAAGTAGTCTGAATCATACGTGGAATCCGTGCGTCATGCGCTTTAAGCCATATCTGGCCTTTTTCAAAATCCACACAAGCTACTTCGTCAATATCTATACATTCTTCAACCCAGCCATATCTCGTGAACGCATATATAAACACATTATCGCTCATTCTTCCCATCCCCCTTTTATTTTCTGTGCGTTCATTCGTCCACTGTATACGTTGAGAGCTTCGCTATGTCCCGTTTTAAATTCAAACGTGCGCCCGTCAAAAACAACATTCCCGTTGCTACTTTTTAATTCTTTGAAAATCAACTGACTCTTAGTATATGGGTATCTGTTTGGTCTCATTCTGTTACCTCTCAATCTTTATCTTTTCTAAAAAACTTATAAAAAATCACCGACCAATACGACGTCCACATAAGGTAGGATAACGATTGAAGAAATTGTTCTACTGTCATTCTTCCACCTCTTCAGTTTTAAATTCAATTTTGGCGAAATGTTTAGGATTGATAGTAATCATTCTTTCTTCTGGTTCGATTTGAATTAGTTGGAGATAATCTATATTGCCTTGCTTAAGCCATTCTAGCATTTTAGCAATTTGTCCAAAACTTTCTCTCACTTTGATAGTTTCGTCTACGTATGGATTTTGTAACCTAATCTCTGTCATCTATTCCACCTCCTCAAATTTCACAAACGTCATCCAATGAGTCGTCCCACGTTGCTGTCCAAACAATGGTTTAAACGGGATAACTTTTAAGATTTCCTTCACATTTATTTGACAATCAGACCATTTAAAAACGAGTGTACCTCCAACTTTCAGAACCCTCATACATTCTTCAAAGCCCTTTGCCAAATCTTCCGACCAGGTAATTTTATCTAACTGACCATATTGTGCTTTCATAATCGAATTAGGCCCAGCCCATTTCAAATGAGGTGGATCAAAAACAACCAAATTAAAAGCATTATCTTCAAATGGCATATCACGGAAATCGCCGATAACGTCAGGATCTACGTTAACTTTTTTACCATGGATTTCAAACTTTTCTTCTCTGATGTCCATAAAAGTTGTATGACTCTCATTTTTATCAAACCAAAACATACGACTTCCACAACATGCGTCAAGTATTTTAACTTCTTCCATTTACTCCACCTCCTCAATCTCAATGCCCTCGCAATCAAACACCCAGCCAAAGCCAGCTTTTTCAAGCATTTCCCGAGTGTGTTTTACGCGAAAATCTAACGGTTCACTTTCTCAACTAAAAAAATATTCATTCAAACTTATACGACAATTTAGGTAGTTGTAGCCTTCTTCTGCCCCTTTTACTTTAACAATATACCGCTTCTCTTTCTCGACCTCGTAGCCGTCCAGCCAAGCACGGGCAAATTTTTCTTGATTAATTTCAGACTCTAAAAAATCTACTAGTCGAAAATGATCTTCTTGGTTTGCATAATTGTAAAAATCCACTTCTTTTATCATTAAAGCGCGGGTCAAGGTTACATTTGTATTTTTGCAATACTCAATCCAATCCGCTACAAACTGCGGTACTGTGACTTTCTGTGGTTCGTCTAGTTGTTTCAGATCTTTCAAAACTTCCTCATAAGCCTCCGTTTTGTAGTAATCTCCATAGACTTTATGGACTTTATTCAAAGCGCTTTTATATTTTTCAATCAACTCTTGTTTATTCATCTGGTAAATCCTCCTCTTTTACAAAGCTACCCTCGACCCAGCGACCTTTTCGGTCCTTGATCTCGTTATAAGCTAGTTCAAAGCAATCTGCGAAGTCATAACCCAATTTATGCGCGATAGCTTTTAAATAGCCCACAATTCTCAAAAGGTTAAACTTAGCGTTTATTTTAACTTCTAACTTACGCGAGAACTGAAATTCGCTGGCATTGTCAATCATCAACTCAAAGCATTCTTTGATATCGCCTTTTCTAGCTTCTACTGCCTTAATCATGATCTCAACCGGATCAAGTTCAATCATCATCGCAAGCCCTACGACAACTACTGCACAATCACCGATGCTGTCCTTCGTGAGTTGTTCTTTCTGCTTGGCATATCCTGCGCATAGCTCGCCTAATTCTTCGAAAAGTTTGAGCGTTTGTTTAAAGATATCTCCCTTCGTGATATCCCGATCAATAAACCACTGTCTGGTAAGCTCGGTTAGTTCCTCGATTTTATCAATATCCATCTATCATATCCCCCTCGATTTCTTTTAATTTCTTGTCTATGGCTTTAATTTACTTGTGTAGCCATTCGCGATAGTTCGCGCTGTAGTGGTGTCCTCGCGTATTGCTGATTGTTTTAAGCTGTAGTTCCTCGCTCAGCCGTTTCTCATAGATACGCTTTGATCGTAGTAAGTTTTCCTTTTCCATCTTAAATACCTAAACGATGATTTTCTAGGCCGTCCCTAAAACTGTACATTTCTTCAAAATATAGCCCGATCAAGATCGCGTCTGCTTCATCGTCCTTAACATTCTTTTTAAATTTATCTGCCACGATGTCGATTGCTTGCTGTTTCAAGATTTGCCGGCCTTTTCCTTTAATAGAGAAGTGCTTTCTCCAGGTCCGAACGTTGACAAAGTAAACACGATCTGCGATAAGCCGGGAAAGGATAATTCCCGTTGCAATTCCGATCTTAACCATCGTCTGTTGGTTGCTTCCTCCGACGTTGTTTTGCTCAATCACAATCTCTTTAAAAGGCTTGTTATACTTTAAAATCAGCCGTGACTGAATGGCTTTCAGCTTATTCGCCATTTGTAAAGCCCGTTCTAAAAATGTACCTTTAGGTTTGACAACCCCACTGTCTAACAGGTCCGGGCCGTCATATACAGCCCAGCCTGTCGCACTAGTGGAAGCGTCAAGTGATAACGTCAATTCTTTCATTCGTTACTCCAAGTCACGTTTTAATAAATGACTCAAAAAGCTTTTAATTTCATCTTCTTCATCATCTACTTCCGGCACTTTTAACTCCGAACCATCTTCCTCGGTGATCTCATACTCGGCTTTAATTTTAACCAGGCGACCACCTACTGCTTTGGCTAGATTTCCCATAGATTCGTTAGTTTTCTCATCTCCTTTTTGGAAAATCAAAGCAAAGCGAATATCATCGGTTGTTTTAGCGGTAAATGTTAATGATCTGTCATTGTTTTTGTATTCAGCCAAAAAATTGTTGTTGTTATCTTTTGCGATTGCGTAGAATTCTTTTTGTTGTTTCATGTTATTTCTCCTTGTTTTACATTTTTAAAATGGCAAATCATCATCTGAGATATCCATCGGGTTTGCATTCATTGGTTCGTGCCGTCCAAAGTCTGGCTGGCTGTATCCTTGTGAGTGCCCAGCTTCACGGTCTTTCCGACTTTCCAAAAGCTGGAAGGTTTCTGCTACGACTTCAGTGACATAAACACGTTGACCTTGCTGGTTTTCGTAATTACGTGTTTGAATGCGACCGGTAATCCCAATCAAAGCCCCTTTCTTGGCCCAGTTTGCGAGATTTTCTGCTTGCTGTCGCCAGATCACACAATTGATGAAATCTGCTTCACGCTCTCCATTTTGGCCTTTGAAATTGCGATTGACTGCCAAGCTAAAAGTTGCTACTGCTTGATTGCTTGGGGTGTATCGTAGCTCTGGATCTCGTACCAGACGGCCCACTAATACTACATTGTTAATCATTAAAACTAATCTCCAATCAAATTATTTAAAGTGACGATACTGTTTAATTTCTTTTGGCTACGGCAATAATCGCAATGACCGCAAGCTATAGGCTCTACCTTTCGCTGGATAACATCCCAGACTTCCTTAATGGTTTCTTTCACTTCTTCCAGACCTTCCTCAAGCCATTCTTCATCAATCCGAATAACTTCTTTGTCTGGCACTTCTTCCTTGCTGACTGCTACGATGATAGGCCGAAACTCATCGCCCGTCATTTGTTTCAGTAAATCCCGATAGATTGCAAGTTGTGAGTGATACCCAAAACCTAAAATGTTATTGACTGCCGTTGGTACTTTGCGACGAAGCTCTGCGTTCCATTCCATATCGTAGATAGACTTCATTGTCTTTAGGTCTGCAAAATACCCCTGTGTCAAATTCACGCTGTCCAACTTACCTTTAAACGGCACCCCCTCGATTTCACCATACACGATCATTTCTTTTTCAACGTTTTCGGTTGAGCTACCGTGATACAGCCGATTGAAAGAAGGATCATCTTTCAGTGATGCAATCATAGAATCACCAATTAAAAAATCTTTCTTTAGTTGCCCCTTGGTTTTACCGGCCTTTGAAATCAGCTTGTCACCATTTTCTTTTAGAAACGCTTCGTGTGCTTCTTGGCTTTCAAAGTAGCTGTGTACATAATTTCCTAAAAGTAAGGGTGTTTCATCTCGCGACTCAATCCAAGCGCCACCCTCTACAGCGAGGGCGCGTGCTGGACATTTTAAGAATTGTTTCATTCGCGAGTACGATAGGTACTCTTTGTCTTGATAATAATTTTCTTGAGTTAACTCTTTCATCATTGCTCCTTAGGTGTGATTGTGCCACTCTCGAATAGTCCAAGCTCTTCATAAACGCCATCTTCAATCTCAGAACCATTCTCAGACGCTCCTGTTTGCTCTGTACGCTCCTTTTCTGGTTCGGTAGTATTATCTGCTGGTGCTCCTTCTAAAAAGCTCTCAAGTGATTCTGTGGCTTCTGGCGGGGTCACGTCTTTCGCTCCATTTTGGACATTGCTGTCTACATTATCATCAATAATGGCCTGTTGCATTTCGATTGACAAAGGAGCATAAGTTGAAAGTAACTGCTTCAATACTGTCTTCCGTGCCATTGCGTCAAAATCAGTCTGCCACGGGCTAGATTTCCCGCTAAAAGAACGGCTGTACTTCTTACCATGTGCAAGAACGCGATCTTTTGTCCAAAATAAGGTTTTTTCAAAACCATTAGAAAGTCGCATGAATGCAAAGTAACCTGCCACTTCCTCGTTAGCCTTTGGCAAAGCCTGCATATCTACTTCCAAGTCTTCAGTAAGTGGATTGTAACCTTTGAACTGGCTTGCGTAAATTTCCCCAGCATTGAGTTTTACAATTTGTCCGCTACGCTGTGCAAGCTGGATCAAACCTTTATAGCCCAATTGAAATTGTGCCTCTGAACCATACGGCACGATGTAAGCAAATCCAAGGTTAGGGTCAATAGGTAAGTCAAGTGTTGCTGCCTTCATTGCTGCATTTAATACGCTTGTATTTGAGGCCTTGGCAAGATGACTGTTGTTGTTTACGATTGATAACAGGCTGGTAACAAACTGCGTTTCACGGCCATTCACTACCGATTTCAGTTTCTCCAAAACTACAGGACTGTTAAAAGCGTCCTTTGGTGCCATTAAGTCAAAATTGTTTCTACTCATTTTTCTTTTCTCCTTTTTCAATCTTCTTCGTAGTGGACCCAGCGACCATTCACACAATACCAATCGTCTGGATCTCTGCGTTCTTCCTCAATTTCCGGCTGTAGATAGTCGCGGTCATAATCAAATGGAAACATTCTCGCGCTCCTTTAATTTCTTGTAACTATCCCAGCTCGTAGATTTCAAGCTGTTCAGTAGCTTCTGCTCAGTCTTGATCTGCTTTTTGTATTGCAAGACCCACGCTGTGTACTCATCATCATTCTCCGCGAAATAATATCCGCGTGGGAGTGATCGACTGGCCACGATAGGCACTGAGTAATTAAGCCGAAGTTCTGCGATGCCACCTCGCACCTTTCGTACTGATAAGTTCGTCATTCTGGCAATGTCGCGCGTAGTCAGCACATTCGCCCGACCTACACGAATACAGGCTAGTATTAGTTGTAAGCGTTCGTTCATAGCTTACCCTCCTCTTGATACTTCATTAAGACCTCTTGATACTTTTTCAAAAGTTGGTTCTTTTGGTTCAGTTCCTTCCGCAACCTTCTGTTATCGTTCAAGGTTACTCGAAGTATATTATTTTTGCCTTCTAGGTCGATTTTTTGAAAACGTATCTCTTGCTTTAATGCTTTAATTTTTTTGCTATAAAACATCTGCCATGCTCCAGTCATTATCAGAGTGCGATTGTTTCCGTGCGTAAGCTAGATCAGCTTGAAACGCTTGGTAGCCCTCGTCAAATTTCGCTTGCAAATCTTCTTCGTACTGTTGCATGATCGCATCTTGTTTAGCTTGTCTTGCTTTCTTGCGTTGTGCTCGTTTAAAGTCCCAAACCGCACCGACAAAACCAGCCGTGAAGAATAATCCTGCAACTGCCATCGTCCCTAATAATTCATCGTACATATTAAATCTCCTTGTTAATTCGTCTGATTGCGTTATAATATCCGCTATCCTTTGGTATCGTGTACCCTGTTAAATCTTCTACCTGGCTACCGTCTGACATGATGTTAATAATGCGCGGTCGCCATTGATTTTTAATTCTAGTCATGTTATAATTCCTTTAGAAAAGTTTTATCTCTGGTCTTTTGGGGTCCCGTTCCCAAAGGGCCTTTTTTTATGCTCTGCCAGCTAAACGGCATGCGTACAATTCCATGATCTTGCCACGCGCTCGATCCGGTTCACTCGCTAGTAACTTAGCTTTAATTTCATCTGAAAGCTCGTAGCAGGTAGCTTCGAAGCCCTCAATCATTTTGTCGATCAAAATGACAATTTCCTCCTGTCTTCTGCGTTATCCGGATATTTAAAGTAAAGATCCCGTCCACCTTTTGTTATACGGCTTCTTAGTCCATCATCGTATGCTTCTTTTATCGCCTTACCTCCCATGTTGGTAGTGATGATTGTTTTATCGCGATGGTCTAAAAGCGTATAGAGAAAGTCTTGCTTCCACTGCCCGCGGTCGCCCTTGCCTAAATCGTCAAGAATTAGGAAGTCAACCTTAGTCAGTAGATCCAGCCAGTCATTAGTTGACATAGACCCTTTTTTATCAAAGCCCCCTTGTATCTTCTGAAATAGAGTGGGTACATTGACAAACAAGATACTCTTGGGAATTTTATTTGCTTTAAAGTCTGCGTTTAGCTTCTCCGCGATTGCTAGTGCGAGGTGTGTTTTACCTCTACCAGCTTCGCCCATTATCAAAGCGTTCCCTCGCCCGTCATGTAAGTAATGATGTACCAGCCGTAACGCGTAGTTTTTGGCTTTTCCGTCTATCTCATTTGATACCGTGAAAGTTTTGAAAGTAGCGTCTTTCATCTCTGGTGGTATGATGCTGTTTTTATCAAAAACATCGTAAGTCTTGCGCAAGATAGTGGCTGTTTGAGCTTGACCGATTTTCTGTTCTTCCTCACGCGCCATCTTCTCTCTCTGGCATTCCGGGCAAAAGGTTCTGTTCCGTTCGTCCTGTAGTGGTACATCATCGTTTAACGACCACTTAAAGCACGAATGTATAGAACAGGTTTCCTGTTCGTTTATATGGTAGACTAGCGGTAAATCCATGCTGTCACCCCCTAAAACCCTAATTCCGGATCTATTTCATGAACGCTTATGTCAGTTCCAAGAAGTGCATACTTGCCAGACTTGAAATCTTTCTGGCTGTTGTATGTTTTAGGCTTCTTAGATGATTTATATTTCTCATCTGCCTGCTCCGCTTCTTCAACTGTTGTTACACCATTCTTTTTCCAGTTATCCAAGATACTTTTTAGATATCTGAAATTTCTAGCTTCATTGTCTGCTGACTTACTGATGGCAAGCTGGACAAGTTCTATATTCATACCGTCTAAAGCGATATAGTCAAATAACTGTTGAAATTGAATTTGATCTAATTTAAAACCTCTACTTCTGAGTGTCTGAGCGATAGTTCCAGATTGAATATTTTCTAATTTTTGAGGCCTATCATCATCATCGTTAATATTGGTTATATTAGTCTTGATATTATTAGTATTGATTGGCTGTAAATTTTCCAGTTCTTGACCTGTAATTTTTACAGTTCCGTTGATATACAAGCGGTTTGGCCTGTTTACCCCCTGTCTAACTTCTTTTATCAAGCCATATTTCTCCAATTCTTTCTTAGAAGAAATAATAGTTTTTTCTGAGCAGTTCAGTTTTTCCATCATCTGCTGGTTCGTGAAGTACATATACACGTCGCCGTTTTTGTCGTACCAGTTATTTTCTAGTGACAAGGAACGTCTATCAAAGATTAGCGCATATACAACCTTAGCTCTTAGGCTCATGTCTTTGTATTCTGGATCAAATAACCATTGCGGTAGTTGATAGAATGCGTTGTTTTTCACTTCATTTATCTTCACCTTTTCCCCTTTCTATATGATTTAAAATCATATGAGATTTTAAATTTAAACCCCCAGAAGATCGCTGGCGGTTGTGCCTAAAACTTTGCAAAGTTTCAAAAGATGCTCGCCCTTAATGGTCGTAATATCTCGTTCCCATGCCCCTATGGTTTGAGTGGTTACTCCAACCGCCTCAGCAAGTTCGCTTTGCTTCATTTTGTTGTTTCTAGCTCGCAATTCTGCGATAGTCACTTTTGGCTGACCCATTCTGTTGCCCCTTTCTTTATATGATTTAAAATCATCTATTTGATTTATGA